CTAGCCCACTCCGTTTCCCCGTTGTTTACTCTTACAGCCACGCCGATCACCTCAAAACGAGGATCACGGACGTAGGCTTCTGTTGTCATCTTACGCAGAGAATAATCTTTGTCGTAAAATGTTTCAAAGTCTAAGGTTATGAGGTCCATTACGCGCTCACAAGCTCACCGCCACAGGCTAAATAACCCGCACCGTCAATGAAGTTATCCATATGGCGTGGGTTGGATTTGATACGCGCTACCTTTAGCAAGGTCATCATCACTGCTACATCGTGGGCGTCGATGCGTTGGTCTAGGTGGACCGACCAGTAATCTGCAATGCGTTGAAAGTTGTCTTCCATGTCACCGTGGTCAGCCGCTCGGTCCTTAGTCACATATTGCTTGGCTGTGTCTAACACGTCACCGCGTGAGTATGAACGTGGCTCGGACCCGGCACGTATGTCTTCTACCGCAAAAGTTGTGTATGGCGTACCGATCTTTTGGAACAGTTTGTACACGTACCCGTAGGATGTTTTGGTGGCCTTCGCAACTTCGCTTACCGAGGCTAGTGGGTGGTCAACTTTGTATGCCCAGATTTTTACTGCTTTGCTTTTCTTAATCATGTCGTTCTCCCTTTATACTTATACGTACGTCGTTAGTGGCGTCGGCAAACAGTGTCACCACGTCCCCGACCTTTGCGCGTTTAGCAATCCCCTTGATTGAAAGCAGTTCATCGCCGCGTGGACGTCGGTATATACGCAACTCTGTTTTTGTACCGTCATCAAAGATAGCTTCACTATAGGTTGCCTTTTGTCCGTTGTTTAACTCGTCGTAACTTACAGGCAGGTGTTCTTTAACGAACGCAAGCACAGATTTGTTTGCATCTATGATACTTTTGGTGAGCATCCGTTGAGTTAGTTTTATAATTGCCACAGTAGCCATGTCGTTCTCCTTGGTTACTTTTTAAATCGTTTCTTAGTCCGTTGCGCTACGTACTGGAAAAGCCCAACCCGTGTTGCCTTGTTTTTGAATAGCCGCTTTTGCACGAGGTTTACCAAACCCGCGTTTGCCGCTGCGAGGGCATCGTTCTTAAACAGCCCCCCTGCGTATATCCCAACATGATAAGTTATAGTGTCACCATGTTTGGTTGTATTTAAAGCGTCAGTGAATGCACTTTTGTTCTTTGCGTCCAAAAGGTCTAACTCGGTCATATTTATTGCCTCTCCTGTTTTGTTAGGTGCCCCACCCTACAAGGCAGGGGCTAACCGTCTCGTGGTTTCTCCGATATGGTCACAATGTTTTACGCTGAACGCGATAGGAGACTTTGCCCATACTGTTGCGGATATTTTCACTATGAATTGGCCTCTCACAACTTAGCCTTAGTGTTGCTATTATTTGGATACAGACCAGCGTGATAGAACTCTTGTAACAGAGTCCATATTTTCTTCATTCACTATTAGGTCAAGCCCACCTGCATGGTTGATTTCTTTTAAGTTCTTCTCTTGCAGAGGCGTGGCTACGTTCTTGCCAGCTTTGCACTCGAACCCAAAGAAGAACCCTTTGTAACACCCTACTATGTCAGGCACACCGCTTTTGCCGTAGCCGCCGGTGGCTGGGTAGAAATAATACGCGCCTAATTCTTTTAGTTGTTTGACAACAACCTTCTTAACTTTTGCTTCGGGGGTCATAGTAATCTCCATTGATACCAGTAGTGGGGGTGGCGCTAACCACCCCGTTGAGTTTCGGGCACCTGCCCGAATTTAGGGGTACACCCAATATAGATAAGGACTTAGCTTACTGCCCACACCTTCCACATCGCTTAGTGGTGGTGGGACATCCAGCATAGACAGCACAGCCAGCTTATATTGTATCCATAAAGGTAGCTCGTCCACAGAAGCATAAGTACCGTCAACACTCCTGTCAAGCGGATACATACCAAAACATTCCACGGAGACAGTTTTAGTTTTGTTTGATAGGATTATTCGGTATGTACTATCGTCCGATACACTCACGTTGTAACATCTTCTACATAGAGGTAGAACATATTCTCACTTACCTTGTACCCAACGTCTTCTACGAAATCTCCATCCTCACACATAGACATGACTGCGATATGACCCATAAGTTCTTCGGGTAGTTCTTTGGCAAGCCACGTCCGGTTGTGGTCTCTGTCTACCTCGAACCTGTAACTTGATATGTCCTTTACCCGCACAGTGTCCACACGCTGTTCGCCGTAGCTCATGGTATACGCACGTACGAAGTCCATAGGCACAGCATCGGCAGCGGCAAACCGTGAGAAGACCTTCTTCTTGGCAAGCATGTCTTGGATGGCCGTGCTCAACTCAGGGTTTGAGAAGACATGCCCACTTAACATCAGGTAACCTAGCTCACGTTCGAGCGCGTTACTACATAAGCCCTTACTTCCGGTTTGATAATCCAAGGTGGAGACTAGGCCAACATCTTCTTTAGCTTTCCGATACTCCATCCTTGCCGTGGTGCTTACATCTCTGACCGCCACCTTCGCTGGGTTATACAACGCTTGCGCAGTCTCGGATGTAGAGTAGTTAATTAAGTACGCCTTAGCATGTTTCAGGGCCACGTCCATCTTCAGGGCCACACGCATGAAGTGCTGCTCGTTCATGTCGTTGTACTTCATGTTGCGGATACCTCGTGCATACACGGCGTACTTTTTAGACGCTGCTGCTCGGCTGGTCTGGAAGTCACCGTAGCCTATGTAACCCATAGCCATGTCTTCGCCTTCCATGTAGACCCACGCACTGTTGAGGGTTCTGGGGGTTGTCTTGACGCCGCGCATAGACTTCGTAACCGCAAGGCAGAACTCTGTTAGCTCCTGTGGTATCGCCCGTGCGTTGAGCAAGCTCTCTTGATGGATCGCGATACTAGATATTCTTTGATGATTGTAACTCATAGTATTCTCCATTTGTATTCGGGCAGGTGCCCGAAAGTTGTTATAGGTTATATCGTTTCTTGTAACTTGATACACCTTGGGCGCTGATGCCCATCTCTTCGGCTACCTCGAACGTGCGGAAACCTTGACCTAGCAACTCCTTAACCCGTTTTGCTTGTGGGGTTAGCTTCGTCGGATCATTAGGTGGGCGTCCCCCACTTGCCCCATACGCACCCAAGTTTTGGTCTCTTTTTCGACGGGCATGTGCTTCCGCATATGCTGAACTATTACCCCACTGCCGCCTTGCTTGCCGATTCTCTGCCTCGGCCAACTTCTTCATTCGTTCCAAAGGGGTTAACATCATTTGTCGTCCCCTTCCCCACGCGCCAACGACTTCATAAGTTCGTCACCTTTGGGCGGTACTGCACCGAAAATTTTGTAGAACACACCGTCGAGTATCTGCTCAATATCGGTATCTCTTTCTTGCAGACCCACGACATAATTACCTATCTTACTCACCTTACATCTCCCTTGATTTAATATGTACAGTTGTGCCCACGTCGGGCTTTTTGCGGTCGTTGTCCAAGATGCACCACAACACAGGCGTATTCCACGTGCCCCATCCGCGATACAAGTCACCATCTGTTAGGACGATACACGCTTGCGGTTTGATGCCATGCTCCTGCATATACTCAGGCACACACTCGACATCCGTACCGCCGCCACCTGCTGGCTTGGTTGACTTCACTAGATCATCTAGCTCGTGCATCTCATACGCTTCGTCACGACAGACCTTTGTGTCCCAGTACAACACGCGCACCTTGTTAGGTTTTACCGTGTCACACACAGACTTGACCTCAGACAAGAACGCAGACAACGCCACGTTACCGATAGAACCAGACATGTCGATAGCCACAACCAACTCATCGACCTGCTGACTGATACCAGATGGCATGTAGATATTCGCACCTATGTACCGTCTGTTAGGACGTTTCCACGTAGAGTAGTCAGACCCTGCGCACGTAGTATGTATAAACTCGCGCAGTGTTTCACGCCAATCTATCTGTGGTTGCATGAGTTCTTCAAGGTTGCGATCACCACCGCTACCCATCTTACCCGCGATCAATGCGCCTTGGCGTACAGCCTCGTCGATCTCACGCGCTAGTTCGCGTATCTCGTCGGCGTCCATATCGGTTGCACCTTCCCAGTCGTGACTGTCGAACCCTTGTGGCCCAGCAGTTCCGCCGCCACCTCCATCCTCACCCTGTGGCTTGTTATCGTGTAAGTCCCCGAACACCTGCGCAGTGTCCCAGCCACGATACTTCTCGTCATAGCAACCACCTTCGGGTAACTTGATCCACCCATCTGCACCGTATTCGTCCATGAGCTTGATGTTGATAACGTAGTCCATAGCCATGTTGGCAAGATGTGGGGCTATCTTGGATAGGTGTGCCCACGTTGTCAGGTGGCGGTATAGTTTGTGATAGTTCTCGTGCAGTACAAGAAACCGTAGCTCTGCATCGTTAAGACTATCCACAAACTCTGCACCGTACCACTCGTCACGCCCGTTGGTACAGGCTGTTGGCACCTTGGCATTGTCATGCTCAACGACACGATCACCGATCATCAGCACTGCTGACAACGCAGGAATCTTAGACATAAGAGCGACGATTGTTTTGGGCACCCGCTGCTCTGGAGTAAGTTGTTTACCGATAGATAACATATTATTTCCTCCACCACATCATGCTAGTCCACCAACTTGGTTTTGGTTGTGACCCTTGCACTGTTACAATTTTACTTTCGGGCACCTGCCCGAAATCCATCTCCACCTGCCGTATCTCACGACCACCCACGGGTAGCTTCAAGACAGTTATGCGGTTAGTCACCGATGAAGATGTGCGCTTCAAAATTATTGCAATCACCTTCGTGGATACGGCAGCCTCGCGCAGTAATACTAACTCTGCATCATCTGCTTGGGTCCAGCCCTTGTATGTACGTTTTGTCATTTGATCTCTCCTACTTTTTATCTGCTGCAAACATGTGGTTGTTATCCATAGCCCACTTGGTGAGTTTCTTGTTCTGCATCGCCATAGAACGCTTTGAATACTTGGGGGCACGTACGCCATTGGCAAACATACCTTGTGCTTCGGTGTCGAGACGTGGCATGTAATCCATCCACGCATCCAGCCAATCCCGCTCCAAAGATGCTAACGTACGGTACACAACCATACATATAGCGGCAGCGCTGTCAGGCACCTTGGCGGTCTTTGGATCATCTTTGATAGACTGCAACGACGGTAGTTGATCCGACATCTTGACGAACGCCATCAAGTCCATTGCACCACGATCACCGATAGTACCTATCAGGGCAGAGGTCAGCGTCTTATCGTTGAACAAGTGCCGTTGGTGTAGGATGTCAGACGCAGAGTGTAGCGAACGTGGGGTAACAAAGGCGGCGCGTTGCTGCTTGGGGTGGAAGATATACGGGTTCTCGTCGGGGTCTTTGATGTCCTCGAACGATGCGAACAAGTGCGGGTTATCTTTACACCAGCCAAGCAAGCTATGGTCGATACCAGCATTGATGCCCCATTCGATCCACTCCAAGTTGGTAGACTTGCGTATCTGTACGACGGTCATGCGATTACGTGCGTGAGGTGGTAGCATGTCACCCACACCTTCTGAACCTTTGTTCGTCGTTGCATACACGATGCTGTCAGGGTGCAATGTGTAGCTACCAATCTTGCGCTCCAAGATCAAACGTAGCAGAGCCAGCTTGACAGATGGATTAGCCTTGCCGAACTCGTCGATCATAATGATGACAGGCCCGTCCGTGTGCAGACCCAGTTCTTCGTTGGTGACATAGCGAACGAACTTGCTGTTCTCGTCAATTTCCATAATCATCGGGATCATAATGTCACCAAGATCAAGGCTCGTGCAGTCTACGTAGAACGTCCTATGTGTTGGCTTGAGCTTGCCCAACTCACCGAGCGTTGATGATTTACCGTTACCGATGTCACCTTGGAATAGAACAGTACGTTGGTGGCCGATAGCCCCGACAAGGGTAACACCCTCGTCTAAGCTCAGTGAGTACATTTGTTGTGCAGTATTCATGGTAGTCTCCTGTTATTCGGGCAGATGCCCGAAAGTTAAATTAACCCTGTGGCGTAAGCGCCCCAGATAATAAGTAAGGGTATGGCAAAGACTGCCAGCCCCCCGATTAGGTCGTACAAAAATTCTCGGATAGTACCTTTCATTACATATCCAGACTTGGCAGGGTAGCGATGGCTGCGGTTAGCTTCTCTTGCGTGTCAGCGCGAAGCGTTGGTGAGTTCTTGATTTGGTGCAGGTTTACCGGTTGATTATTTTTGGTGAACGCTTCTTCTAGCTTGAGGCGCATTGCTTCCATTTGGCTATCACCTGTCACGTTACACGTACGTAACATGTCGATCAGTGACAAAGCACCATCGAACACGGTATCATATAGCCTGTTACCTTTGCCCTCTTCGTTGACGTCAAGCTGTCGGACAAGTGTAGTCAGGTTATCATGTAGCCGCTTCCAAACGTCATTCATCGCGCCCTTGATCTGCGCTGCGTACTGCGCGGCATACTGCGTCTGTATTTGCACCATGCCCTCGTTACCGATGTCGATACGAAAGTCACCGCTGTCAGGTAGTGGGATGTAAGCCATACGAAATGCAAACTTACTCTCTAGCCCTGCGCGTGTTGGGTACTCGTCACGGTTAAACATGTCACCCAGTTTGGCCTGCGCTTCCATGATCTTCCACTCGTACACCTGCAAGAACTGCTCGGTCAGCCGGTAAAACTCTTGCTGTAGGTCAGTCATTACCTCGTGGTACTTGAAGTATTGCGCTGTCGTTAGTAGCCGTGACCCGTTGTCCGACCATGGCATTGTCATGCTGTAGTGCATGTTGCGTACGTTAGCGGCGAACTTCTGTACTGCGTCCAACTCGGCACAGTTACCCAGTAGGTTCTTAGACACATTGGCAACGCCCTTGTCAGCGTGGTTCGCGTCCGTCACATCCTCGGATGCTTTGCGATCTTTCTTACGTGCAGTCCAGACGCTTGCGTTGAAGTCAACGATCATAGCCGCTGATGATATGCTAGGCGCGGTGGCCTGCGGGGTTTGAAGTATCTCGTTCATAGTAATCTCCATTTGTTATTCGGGCAGGTGCCCGAAAGGTTTGATTTATTTCGGTGAGTCTTCTCACTACCTATAGTGTATCATAGGTAGTAAGTAATGTCAAGTAATGGGGTTTGGTGTCCCCTTGTGGTGTAACATGTTTAATCGTGGTCTTCTAGTCCCATTCACGTACACATTCGAGCGTAGTCACAAGCTCATCGTAGAACGCCCATGCTTTGCAAGTTGGGCACTCGTCAAAGAACTCATCACACCTGTCTCCAACAAACGCGTACACAAGAGAATAGGTAGCGGTCAGCCGTTGATCCCATACCTTATCCGCGAACGGCAGTTCTTTTAGGTCTTCACTATTCATCACAATCTCCTAACGTGTTTTCTGGTTGAGGTGCAGCAAGTCTTCCTTGCGCGATATTAATGTGTAGCCCTGCTTTGGCAGTGGAGCTATGCACCACCCAAGTCTTTGCTCAGTGGCAGCAACGTCACCGCATTTGAGACAGACCCGATAGCCTAGCTTGGCGCGACCTACTGGGAACGTGTCCCCACAATCTTTGCACTTCATTAGAATGCCACCTCGTCTTCTATCTTTGACGCAGCCAACATCCGCAGCATCAAGAACGATGTGTTGTCCGACAAGATAGTCAGGTTTAGCAAATGCACCGAGTTGCGTTCAATCCATGCCTCGGCAGTTACGATGTTAGTTGCTTCGTGGATTACTTTGTCCGAGTGGCATCGGGTCTTATCGCTCCAAGCGAACCCCTGAACTGTTACTGTCTGCTTCATAGTAGTCTCCATTTGTTATTCGGGCATCTGCCCGAAAGTGCTGTTAGTGTAGGGTTACGTAGTGATTCATTAAACTACGTCTTTACCGTCCATATAACATACTACCACATAGAGCGTGCGATGTCAAGTTTTGGGGTGCGGTGGTGTCGCGTGGTGTCTGGTGGTAAGTCCTGTCAAGTTCCAACGTGTGTGTCTGTATGCTGCTGATTTAAAAAGAAAGTTCCAAAGTTCCAAAGTTCCAAGGGTATATGTCAGGATTTGTGAAAGGGTTTTTAGCGAGAAAGTACCCTCTTACTCTCTCTAACAATATATTTATATATATACTTATAATCTTGGAACTTTGGAACTTTCTTCTACTTTCAATGCTTTACGAGCCGTTTGCTTGGAACTTCTTTGGAACTTCTGGAACTTTCTTTTACTTTCAGATACTTAGATGCGTAGAGCTACTCTACTTACTGGTATCGGAAGTTTCGGGCAGTTGCCCGAAGTACAATCTAGTGACATCCTATGGGCTAACCCGTTTGGAACACGCGCAAACGTGTCATGCGTAGAGCTACTCTACTTACTGGTATCAGAACTTTCGGGCAGGTGCCCGAATAAAAAAAGACCCGCCGAAGCGAGCCTAGTAGAGCATTGTGGTGCAATGTATTGCCTAGATATCATAGGCGTTGCGTATACGCAACAAAACTTTCGGGCAGGTGCCCGAAAAAAGACACAAAAAAAGGGGCCACCCGAAGGCAGCCCCTGTAGAATGTTATGTGGTTAGCAGAATGTTTTGACGAAACCCTTGAGAACCGCGATCGCATCGTCGTGCGCGAACGTGTCAGGGAATGGCTTGTCACCTTGCAACAATTTGGTGGCCTTTTCCATTAACGCGGCGAGGTCTTCAATGGCCGTCTTAGGCTCATTCGCGCCACCCGATACGTATTCCTCAGGACATGCCAGCTTATGAGCCGTGATTAAGCCACGTCGCACAGTCTTGAGAAATTCGGTGCGGCGATCCTGCAACACCTTGCGCGAGGCCTTTTGCTCGGCTGGTGCATCCTTTGGCAATTTGGTGGCCAATTCTGCCCGCTCGGCTTTGGTATAACATACCATGCCAGCCGCTTCCACGCGAGCCGCGTATTGCTCGACAGACGCTGTGCTGTCCTTATTCTTAGCGGAAAGGTAATCGCTTGGCAGGATGCCCGCAGCAACTAGGTAGGCATACGTATGGGCTAGTTTGCCCTCGGCCTTGCGGACAATGTCCATTGCGCCCACCTCAACAATGTCGATACCTTCGACGTTAAACTTTATGCCAATGGTTGCTAGTGTCTCGGTCATCTTTGAAATAGTTGTCATAGTGAAGTCTCCTTGTCTGAGATTGATCGTGCGCCAATCCCTTCTGACAACCAATCAATACCGCGCCATAACGTGTTATACAATGGGTCTGCATACTAAATGATATTAAACCAAACTAAACGCCGTTGAAACTAAAACGCCGTCGAAACTAACTGACTACATTCGGGCACCTGCCCGAAACACGTTTTACAGAAGGGTACCCCGTCCCCACCCCCCGCGCTGTCATATAGGATTCCGCCGTAGTACTATTATTACTAATCCAGACGAATAAATTGGTATTTTTTGAAAACCCCCCGCCCCTCTTTAGAAACCCTTGCTAAAATTTTTTTTGTAACCTAGTATTACGTTACCGGTTAACTACCTGCGAAATGATATGACATTGAATCTAATGCCCGAACTAGGTGTACCCTTAGAGGATGAAGCAAAGCAGCTTCCGTTACCCAAACGCACCGCTGCGCTGGCTAAAACAGTGACAGAATTAGAGGGCCACGGGCTAAACACCACCCCAGACGAGGACGACAAAGAGGTTGCCGCTGTTTTAGCGACTGCGTTCGCGCGAGAACCAGACAAAACGTCCCGAAAAGTTACCAACAAACGCGCAGCGAAGCTAACGCCCCCATCTATTAAGATGGCAGGAGCTATAATAGCGGAATTTAACCACTCTGTAGTGGAATCTTCTAAGCAACTGCGCAACTTAGTAACAAACAAGCTCATCATAGAGTCAGAAAACCCTGATCCACGAGTACGTATGCGTGCTTTAGAGCTTATGGGTAAGATATCAGACGTAGGGTTGTTCACTGAGAAGTCCGAAGTGACCATTACCCACCAGACCACCGACGATATCAAAGAAAAACTCCGCAGTAAGCTGGCAAAGCTGGTAAACCCAGAGCCAGAGATAGAAGATGCCACCATTCTAACCGCTAGAACCCTAGACGTTGACGAAGAGTTCGGGTTTGACGACGATGACTGAGGGTTTTGACTTCAATAACGACGATATTGATATCATGCTGGCTAATCTTGACTCGTTTAGTGAGGAAGAAGTGGCCGAGATTGACCGTATGGTGGACGAATTGTCTACACGGTCTAAAAACAAGCGTGCGTACGACGACCTGATTGAGTTCTGCAAACTTATGATGCCTGAGTTTATTGTAGGCAAGCACCACCGCATCCTTGCTGACTTACTCATGGGGATTGAGCGAGGGGATAAAGACCGTATCTGCGTTAACATCCCACCACGCCACGGCAAATCACAACTTGTGTCTATCTTCTTCCCAGCATGGTTCTTAGGCAGGAACCCAGACAAGAAAGTTATGATGGTGTCCCACACCACAGACCTAGCGGTAGATTTTGGTCGTAAAGTACGTAACTTGATAGCCCTAGACGATTACAGGTCTATATTTCCCACTGTGAAACTCGCACAGGACAGTAAGTCAGCGGGTCGGTGGAATACCAACGTAGGTGGAGAGTATTATGCGTGCGGTATTGGCTCTGCACTTGCGGGTCGTGGCGCTGACTTGCTTCTTGTTGACGATCCACACTCGGAGCAGGATGTAATCAACGGGAACTTTAGCGTCTTTGAGAAGGCGTATGAGTGGTTCACCTTCGGCGCACGGACACGATTAATGCCCGGAGGACGTGTAGCTATTATACAGACACGTTGGCACCTAGATGATCTTACAGGGCGTGTGGTACGCGACATGGGTAAGAACGAACGTGCGGATCAGTACGAAGTCGTTGAGTTCCCCGCCATCCTAGATGTTGTCAACAAGAAAACCAAAAAGGTAACTCAAAAGCCGTTATGGCCTGAGTTCTTTGACTTAGAAGCCCTACTACGTACCAAAGCCTCTATGCCTGTATTCCAATGGAACTCGCAGTATCAACAGCAGCCCACCACAGAAGAAGCAGCTATCGTTAAACGTGAGTGGTGGAACGAGTGGACCCCAGATACACCGCCGTCCTGTGAATATATTATCATGTCGCTTGACGCCGCAGCCGAGAAACATAACCGTGCAGACTTTACAGCGCTTACCACATGGGGCGTATTCTTGAACGAAGAGACCAGCGCGTACAATATTATATTGTTAAATAGCATAAAACAACGTATAGAGTTCCCAGAACTTAAACAGCTTGCGATG